AATACAGTATCAGGCATGACTCATAAATACATCATCGTAGGATAAAACTATGGCAACAACCACAAGCACATCGTCAATTGATCCAGCGTTACTTCCATACCTTACCCAAGGTTTGCAGAGGGCGCAGAGTCTATTTTTGACAGGAAAACAACCTGAGTTCTTTCCTGGTCAGACTTATGTAAGCCCATCTGCTGCTACGACTGAATCTATTGCACAGCAAGAACAATTGGCTCGCCAACAGTCTCCTGTTTTACAACAGGCTCAACAGGCTTATACATCATCTTTAGGTCAAGTTGGACAGACTGCTGCCGGTGGATTCTTAAATGCCAATCCTTATCAACAAGCGATGATGGCAGCAGCTACTCGCCCACTAACCCAACAATTTAGCGAAACTGTATTGCCAGGCATTTCGAGCCTTTACAGCAAGTCTGGTCGTTTAGGTAGCGGTAGTATGGAAAGAGCCTTGGGAACGGCTACAGAGGCTTATGGGCGGTCTCTAGGGGATATTACAGCCAATATTGCAGGCACACAGTATCAACAGGAAAGAGGACTACAGCAACAGGCTCAATTAGCTCAATCTCAGTTGGCAGGATATGCACCTCAGTTCTACAGCCAACAGTTCCTACCATCGCAGACATTAGCCCAAGTTGGCGCACAACAAGAGGCAATCGCAGCACAACCTCTACAAGAGCAATTGGCTCGTTATCAGTTCGGACAACAGTTGCCATATCAGCAACTCCAAGGCTATTTGTCATCGGTCTATGGCACTCCATTAGGAAGCTATGGAACACAAACCACAAATGCACCTACCTTTCAAAATCGTAGTGCAGGAATCCTTGGTGGCGGTCTTGCTGGTGGTCTAGGCGGTTATGCACTAGGTCAAGCGTTCCCATCAATCGGTGCTGGTTATGGCGCATTAGGCGGTGCAGCACTCGGTGGATTATTAGGTGGTGGATTCTTCTGATAATAGAAAAACTAACCCTACATCGTTTAGAGGAGTTTTTTGAACTGGTTACCAAGATGGTAGCCGAAGCAGAGTTTTCATACGCAACACCAGAAAAGCACAAGATTCTACATTTATTTAAGAATCCTAATGCAGTCGGATTTATCGCAATAGAACACAACAGAATTGTTGGGTTTATATCTGGTCTAGCCCATGAGTATTTCTTTAGTAATCGTAAAAGAGTCAGCGATCTAGGGTTCTTTGTATTGCCTGAGTATCGAGGTAGTAGAGTGGCACTTAAACTAGTAAAATCACTAGAAACATGGGCTAAAGATATGGGTGCAGATGATCTGCATTTAGGACAAACAACAGCAGTAGACATGGATAAAACCAAACAGTTTTATGAGAGACTAGGTTATAAAACTGTTGGCTTTAATACAGTCAAACACTTAAAGGATTAATTATGTGTGGTGGAGTCGTAGAAGATATTGAAAAAGCTGTTGTCCAACCAATAGGCAGAGGATTAGCAGAAGTAGATAAAACAGTAAATAGAGAAATTCCTGGTGGATGGACTTTACCTGCTGCTATTGCAGTTGCTTATGCTACAGGATATTTAGACCCATCTCTTTTTGCAGCAGAGGGAGCAACTGTTGTTGGATCAGAAGCAGCAGCTACAGCAGCAGGAGAAGCAGCATATTCATCAGCAATTGCTAGTGGAGCTACAGCAGCAGAAGCTACAGCAGCAGCAAATTCAGCAGCAGCATCTTATGCTACAGGAGCTAGCGGTGCAGGATTATTGGATGCAGCAGCTATAGCAGAAGGCGGTACTACAGCAGGTATGGGTACAGCAGCAAATACAGGGCTTCCAATTGGAACAGAAACAATTGGTGGTGTTGTAGGGGGTGGCGCACCAATAGTTGATTACTCATCAGAAGTTGTTTTATCTCCTGGCGGTAATTATGTGCCTGCTACTACATTGCCTACAGAAATGGCTGCGTTAGATGCAGAGATTGCTAGTGCAGCAGCATCTGCTCCTACAAAAATATCACCAATGCAAGCTATTCAAGGAATTAGATCTGCTAGTGGTTTATTAGGTGGTGGTCAGCAACAACAAGCACAAGCCTATCCACAAATGCAGATGGGCGGTAGACAACAGATGCCTCAAGGCGCAGTTGATTACTCAGGTTTATACAACTTATTGGCTTTACAAAAACCAAGAAATCCAAATTCTTTACTAGGATAAAACATGGCAATTGATCTATCTACCTTATTCGGTCAGCAACAAGACTATTCGCAAATTCTTAGTCCTGCCGAGCAACAGCGTATTCAATCCAATGCAGGACAACAAGCCTTGTTAAACTCTGCTATTGCTTTACTAGCGCAGTCGGGAAGAACAAGAGAGCCTATTAGCACAGGACAGTTATTTGGTAGCGCATTAGGCGCAGGCATGGAAGGCTATAACCAAGCGTTTGACAGAACGCTAAAGCAGATGGTTACAGGTATGCAGTTAAGCGAGTACAAGAAAAAACAAGATGCTCAAAAAAGATATCAAGAGTTAGTCAAAGGTGCTACAACACAAATTCCACAGCCAATTCCAATGGCTACGGGTCAAGGCTCACAATTAGAGATGCTTTCTCGCCCTGAATTTGGTGGAGGTATGGCAGCAGAAGAAACAGTAGCTGCATTACGAGCCAATCTACCTACAAAAGAAGGAATTGATTTAGCTAAATTACAGCCTGCTGTTATGCAATATCTTGCAGAAACAAGTCCAGAGAAATTTATTGAAGCACAAGCATCTTTAGCAAAAGCAGGTCAAAAAACATATAAACAAGTAGATCTTGGTAATGCTATTGCTTTTATGGATGACAATCTTAATATTGTTAAACAGATTCCAAAGCAAAAAGAAGGAAAAGAAGTAGACACATTTGGTAGAGAAAACACATTAAGAAGTCAATATTTAGACAAAACTAAAGACTATACAGGTATTGCACAAGCATTTTCAAAAGTAGAATCAGCAGCAAAAGATCCATCGGCAGCAGGAGATTTGTCTTTAATCTTTGGATACATGAAGATCCTAGACCCTGCATCCGTTGTTCGTGAGACAGAATTTGCTAATGCTCAGAATGCTGCTGGTGTTCCAGATCAAATTAGAAATATGTATAACAGAGCTTTAAGAGGCGAAAGACTTGGTGAAAATCAACGAGATGATTTTGTTAACTCTGCTAAGAAATTAGTTGTAAGTCAAAAAGCACAATTAGATAATCTTAATAAGCAATATACAGATATTGCAACATCTTATCAATTAGACCCAACAAAGATTATTGTTGATCCATTTAAAACATTAGATTTAACATTAAAACCATCTGATAAAAAACCAAAACCATCTGCAAGAGAACAATTAGGTATTCCTCAATTGCCATCAGGTGTTACTGTTAAACAAAGATAAGGAAAGCTATGCCTATTTATGATGTAGAGATTCCTGGCAGAGGTAAGTTTGAGGTAGAGTCAGCACAAGAGTTGACTCCAGTTCAAGCGTATCAATATGCTTTAAGTCAATCAGAACAAAAAATGGCTTCTGAGGTTTCTGCGCCTAAAACTGGTGGTTTAAGAGGAGCAAGAGATACATTAGATTCTTTAGCTCAAATGCTACCAAGAACTTTGGCTATGGCTACATCTTTAGGTGGAACTGTAGAAAATGATGTAAGTAGGTTTTTTACAGAAGAAGCTAAAAAAGTAGATGCCTTAAACAAGGCTGTAGAACAAAAGTATCAACAAGAAAGAAAATCAAGAGGCGAAGAAGGCACAGACTTTATGCGAGTGCTTGGTAATATTGCATCTACTATTGTTCCGGCAGCAGCAGCACCATCTTTGGTCGCAAGAACATCGCAAGCTCTTACTAGCGTTCCACAGTTAGTTTCTACAGGTCAAGCAATTGGTCGAGTAGCAGCAACTCCTGTTGGTCAGGCTGCCATTGGTGGCGCAGCAGCAGGCGCATTAGAGCCTGTATTAGATACAGAACAGTTTGCTACAGAAAAACTAAAACAAGTTGGTCTTGGCGCAGTAACAGGCGCAGGAACTCAAAAAGTATTATCTGGATTAGGTCGTGTGTTATCACCACAAACATCTGCCGAAGCTAGAAAACTAGCAGAACAAGGTGTTCAACTTACACCAGGACAGATACTAGGTGGCACAGCCAAAAGGCTAGAAGAAGCAGCCAAGAGTATTCCTTTTGCTGGTGATATTGTTACAGCAGCAGAAAAGCGGTCTATTGAAACATTTAACAAGGCTGTTATAAACGAAACACTAGAACCATTAGGCAAGAAAGTTCCTAAGTCTTTATTTGGCAGAGAGGCAATTACATTCGCTGATGATGCCATTTCTAACGCTTATAATAAAGTTTTGAGTAAAGTTAAAGTTTCTGCTGACAATACATTATTAGATGATTTAGCTGCCATTACATCAGATGCAACTAATATATTGCCAACAGATAGGGCAAATCAATTAGCAAAAATTGTAGATGACAAGATCCTTAATAGAATGAAGTCTGGTGAAATTACAGGAACAGCATGGAAGTCTATTGACTCCGATCTTGGTCGATTGGCTAAGAACTTCCTTACATCATCGGATGGAGACCAAAGACTTTTAGGGTCTGCTATTAAAGAATCTCAGTTAAGTATCCGCAATCTATTAGCTAGGGTAAACCCTCAGTATGCCGACCAAATAAATAAGGCTAACCAATCATTTGCTAAGTTCTTGCGAGTAGAAAGAGCAGCAAGTGGTGTTGGCGCACAAGAGGGTGTATTTAGCCCTGCACAGTTATTGTCGGCTACAAAAGCATTAGATGAGTCAATCAGAAAAGGTGCATTTGCTAGAGGTGAGGCTGGTATGCAACAAACAGCCGAGGCAGCCAAAAAAGTAATGGGTGCTAATTTGCCTGATAGCGGAACAGCCTATCGAGGAATGACAGGTCTTGGGGTATTAGGTGCTGGATACATAGAACCTACTGCTTTACTAGCTCCTATTGCTGTTGGCGGTGCATATACTCAGCCAGTACAATCTGCATTGAGGGCATTGTTGATGCAAAGACCAGATTTATCTAGAACTTTAGGAAATCAATTACAACAAGTATCACCTGTATTATCTCCTGCTGGAACAGCAGGATTATTAGGACAGTAAAAGGAAAATCATGGCATATACAAAATACTCACTAACCCCTGCTAATAACAATTCTGCGCCTCCAGATGGCGCACCAGAGGGGATGTTACCTTCTGCGGTAAACGATACTATGCGAGATATGATGGCGCAGATCCGAGACTGCGGAGATGGTATTCGAGATGGTACATATACCATGACTGCACCTAAGATCACAGGTGGAACGATTACTGGTGTTACTTATACATCTATCGTTATTACTGGTGGCTCTATCACAGGCATTACCGATTTAGCAGTAGCAGATGGTGGTACAGGTGCATCGAGCTTTACTTCTGGTGCTTTGCTAAAGGGCGCAGGAACAAGTGCTATTACCACAGCTACAGCAGGAACAGATTACGCAGGTATCGACACAGCCCAAACCTTTACAAAAGGTCAGCGTGGAGAGATAACTACCTTAACCGATGGCGCTACTGTTACTCCAGACATGGCTGATTCTAACAACTTTACCCTTACGCTTGGTGGCAATCGCACACTAGCCAATCCCAGCAACCTAACTGCCGGTCAATCTGGTTCTATTTTCCTAGTGCAAGATGGTACAGGCTCTAGGACTCTAGCATATGGCTCACAGTACGACTTTATCGGTAACACTGCTCCAACCCTCAGTACAAGTCCTAACGCAGTTGATAGAATAGACTATGTAGTTCGTACTACAAGCTCTATCCATTGTGTATTTACAGCTAACTATAGTTAAGGCTAATAATGTCAGTTATCGGTTCTAATATCCTTGCTGGTGCATCTGGTCAAGGTGGCGGTTATAACCTAACCAACTCCCTACGCTTTCGGTCTAGTGCTTCTGCTTATCTAAACAGAACTTTTAGCACACCAACAGATAACAAAAAATTTACTTGGTCTGGCTGGGTTAAACGGGGAACTTTAGGTGCTTTTCAAGTGTTGCAATGTGGTGATGATGGTACATCAGACAATTTTTTGTCTTTAAGATTTTCTGATACAGACACGCTTCAATGTTTTCAAATTGGTGGTGGTTCATATAATCTACAAGTATCAACTTCTGCAGTATTTCGTGACCCATCCGCTTGGTATCACATTGTATTTATTTATGATTCTGCAAATGCAACTTCAACAAACCGCATACAATTTTATGTAAATGGTGTATTACAAGCAGTAAGTTACGCTGTTGGTCCTTTTGCAATAAACACAGCAAGCCAATTAAATGTGGCATCTCGCCCAAATGCTATAGGTAGGCTTTTATATGCTTCAGTCCAGTATTTTGATGGTTACCTTGACGAAGTAAACTTCATTGATGGTCAAGCCCTTACCCCATCATCATTCGGTGAAACATCTACAAGCACAGGTGTATGGATTCCTAAGAAATACACAGGAACTTACGGCACTAATGGATTCTATCTGCCTTTCACAGATAACTCTGCTCTGACTACATCATCTAATGTTGGACTAGGAAAAGACTTCTCAGGCAATAGTAATTACTGGACTACAAACAATATCAGCATTACATCAGGCTCTACTTATGACAGCATGACCGATGTGCCAACATTGACAAGTGCTACTGCTAGTAATTATTGTGTGTTGAATCCAATTTTTAATGTCAACGGAACTAATGTTACCTATTCAAATGGTAATTTGACTTTTAGCCATCCTGCAAATAGTGGTAATGCACAATTAATGGCAATTAGAGGAACAATCGCCTTAGCTGCTGGTAAGTATTATTGGGAATATACAGTAGGTGCAACAGTTAATGACCAAGTAGGTATTGGAAACAATGTTGCTCTTGGTGGTTCTGCTGATGGAACTGCTGGTGCTAGATACCTTAATAGCGGTGCATTTCAATCAAACTACACAAACCCATCTAGTGCGGCAAGCTATACAACTAATGACATTATTGGGGTGGCTTATGACCAACCTAATGGAACTTTAGCTTTTTATAAGAATAATTCTTTGCAAGGCACAATTACAAATATCAGCACTACGGAAGTATTTTTCCCAAGCAGAAGCCCTAGTTCTTCAGGCACAGGCGGTGCTGGTTCATTTAATTTTGGTCAACAACCATTCGCCTACACCCCACCAACAGGCTTTAATAGACTAAACACATTTAACTTACCTACTCCTACGATTGGTGCTACTGCGTCTACAACAGCGAATAAGTATATGGATGCTACAACATATACAGGTAATGGTGGCACTCAGTCTATTACAAGTTTAGGATTCCAGCCTGATTTAGTTTGGGTAAAACGCAGAAATGCAGTTGCTTCTCACAACTTAGTGGATGCTGTTCGTGGTGCTTCAAAGATTCTTTATTCCGATGCTACAACCGCAGAAATCACCGACACAAACGACATTAATGCATTTAATTCTAACGGCTGGACTATGGGATTAAATACAGATGTCAACGCATCAGGTGGAACTTATGTAGGCTGGACATGGCGAGGTGCTAACGGTACAGTAACCAACACAGCAGGTTCTATTACATCTACAGTAAGTGCTAATACAAGTGCTGGATTTAGTATTGTTACTTATACAGGAACAGGTTCAACAGGAACTATAGGACATGGCTTAGGTGTAGCTCCTAGCATGATGATTGTTAAGCGTAGAAATGGTGCTGCAAATTGGTTTGCGTATCATTCTGCTTTGGGTGCAACTCAGTACATTTATTTAGATGCAACAGCAGCAGCTATAACTGCATCAGGAGCTTGGAACAATACAGCACCAACATCGACTGTATTTAGTGTTGGTAATTTTGGAGAAGTTAATTTAAATACTGGAACATATGTAGCCTACTGCTTTGCACCTGTCGCTGGCTATAGTGCATTTAGCTCATTCACAGGTAATGGCTCTACGGATGGTGCTTTTGTTTACACAGGGTTTAGACCAGCTTTTGTAATGCTAAAAGCATCATCTACTGGAGGAGCTGGGTATAACTGGGGTATGTTTGATAATGACCGATTAGGGTACAACTCAGCTCAAAGAGATTTAAGAGCAAATTTAATAGATGCTGAAGGTGGCGACAACGACTTAATAGATTTTATAAGTAATGGATTTAAAATTCGCAGCACATCAGGAGGATTTGGTGGTGGCAGTGGAGTTACTTATATATACATGGCATTTGCCGAAACACCTCAGAAATTTGCCCTTGGGCGTTGATAACATAATTTACAGGAGTAATTAAAATGCCTTTCAAAATCGGTAACAAAGTAATACCTTTGGACACACCATTTACTACAGAAGATGGAATACAAAGACCAGCTAACTGGATTCGTTTAGCAACAGAAGCAGAAAAATCTGCTATCGGTCTAGTATGGGAAGCAGATGTTGATATGAACTTTGACAATCGCTTCTACTGGGCTAAAGACTTGCCCAAAGCACTAGAGGATAAAGAAGAATCAGATGAAGATGGTAATCCTCTCTATGTCAAAGTATTAGGCACAGTAGATGGCAAGCCAGCAATGGTAGATAGCACAGAGAGATTAGTAACTAAAGGATTAAAATCTAACTTTATCTCCCAAGTAAAGACTACTGCTGGCTCTATCCTTGCACAGACTGATTGGATGGTAATCCGCAAAGCAGAACGCAATGTAGATATTCCTACTGCTGTCGCTACTTATCGTGCAAGCGTAGTAGCAAAGGCTACAGAGTTAGAAACAAGCATCTCTGCGGTTACGACTGTAGAGCAATTGGCTTCTTTAGACTTATCGTTTCCTGCGGAGTAAGTAAATGGCAACAGTAGATAAAACAGAGGCAGCCTTGTCTGCTCACGAGGCTGTTTGTGCTGAACGCTATACAGGTATTAATGCCAGGCTAAAACGCTTAGAACAGATCCTAATAGGTTCTGCTGGATTTATTATTGCTATTCTGCTTACTCTTGTTTTGAAATTAAATTAAGCCTATGAACTATGTCCGATCAATTTGGGTTTTTAGAGGGTGCAAAGTCATTTAGCGAAAGCGTAAAGACAGGCAAAGAGGCAGGCAAGGCTATTGGATCATCTATCGAGGATGTCCAAAAAGAAGCAGCCTCTGTAGCGCAACAAAAGGCATTAGAACGCAGAAGGCAAATAAGAGAAGCAGAAGTCCTAAAAGAGCAGTATTTCAAACGAGCCATGATCCAATGGCAAAAACAAGAAGATATAAGAATAAAAGAAGAACAGGTCAAGAAAGACTTTGTAAAACATCATGGTCAAAAGCGATGGTCAGAAGTAGAAACCATTAAAGCAAAGATTGAAAAACAAGAGAAGGAAATAGAAAATGAGTTTAGAAAAGATCTGGCAGAAGTTAGGCGAGTTATGTGGATGTGTTATGCGTTGGCTGCGGTCATCGCTTGGTATCTAACTTGGGGTATTAAATGATTACTTTATTCACTACACTTATTTCATTCCTTACTGGTGGCTTACCTAGTCTATTAGGATTCTTCCAAGACAAGTCAGACAAGAAACACGAATTAGAACTTGCAAGACTCCAGACCGAAAGAGAGATGGAGTTGTTAGAAAAAGGTTACGCTGCACAAGCACGAGTAGAAGAAATAAAAACCGAGCAAGTTGCTATGCAAACCCAAGTACAAGAAAGACAATCCTTGTACGCACACGATATAGAAATTGGTAAAGGTGCTGCACAATGGGTAACTAATGCTAGGGCGATGGTTAGACCAGCAATAACATATGGTCTATTCCTTATGTTTGCCTTTGTAGAAGTATTTGGATTTTGGTTTGCCTATCACAAAGATGTGCCATTCGATGTAGCTCTCAATCTCTTATGGGATGATGAGACTCAAATCATTTGGGCATCCGTTGTTTCCTTTTGGTTCGGTACACAGGCTTTCAAAAAGTGATTGACCATAAAGTAATTGAGATGATTAAGCACCACGAGGGGGTCAGAACTACTCCTTATCGATGTCCAGCTTTACTTTGGACTGTAGGAGTCGGGAGAGTTATCGACCCTAACCATATAAAGGTGAAACTTGAAGAACGAAAAAACTTACCAATCCCATATGGATGGAACAGAACTTTCTCTATGGAGGAAGTGGACAAACTACTGGCAGAGGATTTGGCGAGGTTTGAAAACGGAGTTCAACGATTATGTCCTAGTGGGCTTACTCCTGGTCGGTTTGGCGCACTTGTGTCTTTCGCCTTCAATGTTGGACTCGGTAATCTCCAAAATTCTACCCTTCGGATGAAACACAATAGGGGTGAGTTTGAGTCTGCTGCCGAGGAGTTTCTAAAGTGGAATAAAGCCGGTGGTAAGGAATTAAAAGGGCTTACAAACAGGCGCAAAGACGAAATGGCTTTGTACCTCTCATAATATCTTGCCGTACTTAAACAGGGTGTTCTTATCTACTAAGAAAGCCTTTTTGATCTGACTATCTCCCTCCCCTATAAATTCTACATACTGTAGTTTGCTTAGGAAGATGCACTTAAATATGTGCTTGACCGGCATGATGACAAACATTTGTCCATCGTAGAAAACCCAGTAATCAGCTTGGGTAGCCATTAGCCCTGAGTCCTTCCCATACATCTCTATCTCTACAACGATATTGCCTGTTCGTTGGCTCATCGGGTCAAACTTCACCTCTACAGCCTTATCTATCTCTGGTATCCATATATCGTACCCCTTAAAAGCGTTTACAAGGGTCGCA